GCAACATCACCAAAGTTTGCTTGGTTGATAAATGCACCTTTTAATTTCCACTGCTCAATCTTATCACCCACAGGTCCTAACATATAAAAATCAATGTCTTTTTTGTAGAACTCTGCGTATCCATCTCTACCAGTAATAGATTCATGTGATAAACGAATCCATTCCATTACACCTTGTGCTGCTGATGGAACAATTGGGTCATACAGAGTGAGAGTAATATCTTGCCACTCACCTTTACCCTTCAACTTTCTTTTTACGTTGATATGGTCTAATGTTACTACTTCAAATTGAATAGTAGGTCTATTAGCCGCTTTTACAAGATATGCAGGTAATCCAACTTCGCCGAATTCCATCACATACCTATTTTTCATCTTAGGTTCGAAGTTCGTATAGAACATCTTATCAAACTCTAGTATTTCTGCCATTTTATTGTTCCTTTATTTTATTAATAAATATCTCTTTGTTACGTTTTTATATTATGCTGAGAAACTTGCTCCGGTTGGAAGAATGTTGAAATCAATTACGATGAATTCCGCAGTCTTCGCAGGTTGTAAGAAAATTTGTCCAGCTAATATGTTTCTATCGATTACATCAGGAGTGTTGTTAGATTCATCCATTACAACTCTAAATGCGTAAAGTCCTTGTCTTTGTTGAATTGCTTCTAAGTAAGGGTTTACAGTATTTAAGAATCTTGAACGAGTTGTTGCTGTGTTTTGTTCGAACACTAAGAAACGAGATGTTGAAGCTATGAACTTCTTAACAGTGATAAGTAATCTTCTTACGTTGATTCTATCTAATGCTGAAGCCTTATCTTGTAATGTCTTCTGTCCGAATGCTACAATACCTTGTCCAGGGAATGCTGCAATTGGGTTTACTTTGTTCTCATATAAAGTATCTCTTTCAGAGTGTGTTAATCTATTCAATACACTAACTGCTCCAATGATACCACCTCTATTTAAACCAGCAGGTGCGAACCATTCAGCTGCTAATCTATCGTTAGAAGCGAATACAGCCGGCATCAATACTGATGGTGGAACTGATATTAATTTGTTTGTATTAGCATCTACTGTCTTAAGCCAAGGGTAGTAAGTTGCTACATAGTTAGAATCCACTTCATTTGCTTTTTCAGTTACTTCAGTTATAGATGCATCTGCTTCAACAAAATCAGCGATATAGAAACAATCTTGTCTATCCTCAACCATATCAATTACTCTATTGGTGATAGTTGGGTGTAAAGAACGGATGATACCAGGAGTTACAACTAAGTTAATATCATATTCATCTGCGTTTGATATAGCGTTAATTGCTTTAGTATATGCCTGTGTACCTGTTGTTCCTGCATTTGCGCAGTTAAAACCTTGTGTGTTTGCTGCTTCTATATCTAAACCTAAGTTAGCCTTTACCGTTGGGTTTAATCCATCAAAACCTTCTTGGAATCCAAGAACGAATTGTCTTTTAACCATATCACTTGATGTAGAACCAGATAAAGCTCCTACACTTAATCCACCATTAGAATCAAACGCAAATACTTGGTTTGCTCCAATTTGTGCACTTTCAGGAATTGGTTTTAAATATTCTCTATTATCACCTGCTACGCCAATTGTTTCAAAATCAAATCCACTAAAGTATAATGGAGATGATGATGTATTACCCAATGAACCAGTTTGATAAACTACTGCTGGTATTTGTTGTGCTTCTGTATCATCTGTTGCAGTAATTGGGTTTGTATATGCTCCATGTCCAAATGGTGCTGCTGAAATTGGATTTCCAACACTATTTTGAGCCATTTCAACTCTTACAAATTTTGATCTGTTTGTATAATCGCCATTTTCAGTTATTTTACCATCGGCTGCAATTTCATTCCATCTATCACCAATTCTCTTAGCAATATAGTTAGGAGAAGCAGGGTCTAAGTTTACATTGTTAAATGTCTCAATAACACTCTTTCTCTTATCAGTATCAGCGAATGAACGAACTGTTACAGTAAATGTTGCATAATCAGTTGAACCATCTTCACCAGCTGCTTTTACATTAGAGATACCAATTTTAAATTTAGTATTATATAATGTACCATGCCCTAAAGTTACAAAACGGAAAAGGTCATATCTTTCACCACTAATTAATTGAGATTTAACATACGGAGTTTTTGCAGTTTTAACATCACCATATACTTGAGATGGTAATGCATTAGTAGATACTACAATGTTGTTTCCTAAAGAACCAGTATATAAAGCTGCAATGTTTTCAAAGTAAGTGTATGCATAACCAGCTTTTGCTCCAAACGGAGATTCTCCAAATACATCTGCTAAATCATTAGTAGCTGTTGGTAGAATCGATGCAGATACATCAACACCAGTAGTTAGGTCATTAATAACAAATGAACCATCAACTGCATCGTTGCTAGTTATTGTAGATGATGCAAATCCAACACCTTCATCTCCAACTTGAGTTGAGTATAGTACTCCAATCAGTTTAGTACCTAAACTTTGGTTAGATGAACCAGATGCAAAAATACCAAAAGGTGCAGCTTGGGTGTAACCACCAATACCACCAACCCTTACGATTGTTGCTGTTCCAGCTTCTCTTAAATAGTTTTGAACTGCGTGTTCAGTATAATAAGTTCCATCAGGAGTTCCGAAGATTTCTTCAAACTCTGATTGCGTTCTAACAATAGTTGGAACAAATGCAGGTCCTTGCTTAAAAGGTCCTATAAATGCTGCTCCAATTTCACCAATTCCTTGCGCTAAGAAGGAAAGGTCATTTTCTCTTGTGAATACGCCAGGTGATACGATTCTTTCTGCCATTTTATTTCTACAATTTGTATTTTAAGTTTGTATTTGCTAGTTATGAAATACACATATAAATATAACAAAAATATCCAAAACATAATATAATGCTTTGGATATTTATAAAGTTGAAAATTTAGGTATTTTATTATACTGGTAATGGATTTACTCCGTATGAATTACTACCAGAAGTTTCTGCCCAAGGTAAATCATTTTCCATTACCATTACTCTATTATATTTGTGTACATTAATATCTTTCTCTATTTGAGATTGAATATGACTCCAATAATTAGATGGACCAGACCCACTAACAATATCTTTTACCCATCCTAAAACTTGATTTTCACTAAGTTCTTCGTATGTGGTAAATGATGCTGTATCAACAGAATCCAAACTCAGCGGAGTTGCTCCAGTAAAACTACCAGAATGTCCTGTCTCATCAACACCTGTTAATCTCCAATATGTATTCACAATTACATTATCTAATGTATCTGTATTTTGTTTTCTTATACCTGTTAATTTCCAGTCGTATGTATATCCCATAATATTTTATTTTTAATAAATATTTACTTTTTTTATTTTAATCTTCCAAAGAACCGCTATAATAATCAGTAGTTAATAAATGCCTATATGCTTGCTCAATATGATTTAATTCAGATGGAACTTCTAACATAAATCTACAATAATGGTCCATACCTTGTGTACCTATATTAATACCATATTTGTTATCTCCCGCATTTACACCAACAAATCCAATCGGTCTAGCATCAGAATCTCTTGCTGCTTTATCTTTCCAAACAGTAACAGATATAGTAGCTACATATCCAGCTGCCCAATAAACTTCAGTACCGGGTGAATCATCTCTAACTGTTAATCCATCTGCTCTAGATGTATCAGGTGGAGGTGGTAAATCCGCTGTTCTTTTTTCAATTGATACATTCGTAACTACATGATATGCATTTGGTACAATAAGTCCCGTTCCTGCTAATTCATAATCTTTTATTAGTGCCATATTATTATCCTTTAATATTAAGTATTAAATCTTTAATTTTTTGTAATTCATCTTTTAATAAATTTATTTCTTCAGCTTGCTTATCAATAATTTGTTGTTGGTCTTTTATAGATTCAATAAATAAACCTGCTAAATTACCATAAGAAACACCATATTCATCATTAACATCACAATATGTTACAGCTTCAGGAATAACCTCATTAACCTCTTGAGCAATTACACCAATTTGTCTTACTTTATTTTCATCTGCTATTCTATTATAATAAACACCTCTCATTTGAAGTAGTTTATCCAATGCTGAATCAATAGTTACAATGTTTTCTTTTGCACGTCTATCAGAGTATGCCACAATATTTTCAGTAGCGTAAATACCTCTGTAAACATACATACCATACGAAGGTGATGTTGATGATGTATTTACACCCACACAATTGTATGGGAAATAATGATAGAACATCCATCTACCAGATTGATAATAGATACCACCATTACCACCACCATCAAACATCAATACAGGTGTGTTTCCTACATCAAATAATATACCACCATATCCGCTTCTAGTACCATCAACTCTCCATGTACCATAAGTTGAATTATTTGGATAGAAGTGTGCAGAGTTTAATCCAGAATAAATACCATGGTATCCTTCCAATCTCTGCCATGTGTGCCAGAATGAATAGTTTGAAGGTCCACTCAATTGAATTAGAATACCACTCATATCATAATCCGAGTATAGTCTAACACCTTCGTATGATGGTCCGTTTGCACCTAATTTAATACCTGTGTGATATGCAATTCTTAAATCAGGATAAGGATAACCCCACCCTCCACCTTCTTGGAAGATAGAATACGCACGAGTTCCCTGTCCCGAGTTACCACCAACTCCCCAAGGTTCAAAAAATCCCAAATACGCATTGTTTACATCAATAGTAAGCATTCTGGATGTGCCATCACCATTCCAATAATATCCAGTATTATTGTAATCGTATATAAATGTACTTCTTAATTCGTAAGTATATGTTCTATTTCCAGAATAGTGATTGATATATGTTTCATATCCGTTTTCACAATCTAAGTGTAAGTTACCATTTGTAGTTACAACAGATGGATTTCCATCAATTCTACCATTAGTACCAACTCTTAAATATTTACCCCAACTCCAGTTAGGTCCGTGAAGTGTACCACCTCTCATTCTTAAACCTTGGTTGTCAACACCATTAGGGTCTAAGTAGTATCCACTATCATTTGAATCATAGAAAATAGTACCATAAACAGGACCACCAGTATACAAAGTTGAGTTTACATACAATGAGTTATTTATTCTTGCTGCATATCCACCTACAGTTGAAGAGTCCCCAATTCCTAAACAATCATTTCCTCTACTATAATACCATACCCAACCATTTCCGTTTTGTTGATACAAACCACCATTACCACTTTCATGCATATAGTGATTCCAATATCCAGATGGGTCTATAATATTGATACCAGCCCAACCATTT